CTAATCCGGAATATGACATTCTTCATCTACACCTTCTTCCTTGCCATTGCTTAATTCTTCTTTTGCTTCTTCTGATAGATTCTCATAATCTACTACTTTTTCTTCATCATTCATTATTATTCCTCCGGTACACTAATTTCAGGTAATCCGCCAATACTAGTCAGCAACGAGACGATGCCTGACAAAAACGCTGACGAAATTACAACTCGCCAATCAACGGCTTCCAATAATGCAGATGCTCCAATAACACCAACAGCAGTTTGAGCAATTGTTTTTAATGCTCTGATGCTTGCATAATAGCCATATTGAATCCACCATTCTTTACTATATTTTTTCATTTACAAATACCTCCTATCCTAATGATAGTATTTAAATTGATTGTACACTGTACAAAATAAAAGACCGTATTTAACGGCCTTATTGATACATATTAAACATGTCTCGTATATGTGTCTTAATCATTGTTTTTTCTTCATCTGAATCAACGCATCCATGAATCATAGTTACGATTTGTTGCATACATTTCATAGTCTTATCTAATTCACGATGAGACTTTTCCAAATCCATCTCACCTTTTGTACGCTTATATTCTTCTTTGAATGCTTTATATTTTTTCAGATGTTCCGCAAGCTTATAAACAATATCTTCTGTTTCTGGATCATGAATATTATATCCATCATTATCTTCTTTTAATCGGGCTACAGTTGAAACTCCATCTTTTCCTATCTCAATTTGATATTTATTTCTCATTGCTTCTATAGTTTCAATGTCTTTGATATTATCTAAAGCTTGAGATAATGCATGGAAATAAGATTCTGCATATCCATACTTCTCTAACATGTTTACTGACTCATGCATTATCTTCTCATTAACTTCCATTGCTTTATGCATATTTTTCACCTACGCAATCTTTTTAATGATAATGTTTGCATTTTGAACAGATAGATCTAAACCACTGTCATTTGCTAATGTAATTGTATAAGATGCACCACATGGAACTTGAATTAGAGTGTCTCCATTTACATTTCCATACGCACTTGCAGTTGCAACAGTATAAATAGATTGTGTTCCACCAATTGCTTCTCCGTTTAGTTCAAGCACTAAAGAAGCTTGTCCTGCCGCTGCACTCGTAATATCCGCAGTATAAGTTACTTCATAGATACCTGGCTTTGTTAGTGTAAACAATCCACTTCCTAGATCATGAGCAAGCCAACCTTTACATGGACACTGGCATGATTTTGATCTTACACGATCTGTAGGAAACAAAACATTATTTGAATTATCGACTGTCTGAACAGCCGTAGCAATACTATTAATCATTTCTTTTATCCTCCTATTAAAATAGGGATAGCCTTTCGACTATCCCATTAAATCCAAAGGCAATTGCCTAATCACATATGTGCTAGATTATAAGTTGTTGTAGCCATTACATCCACATCCGTTGTTATAAGCGTAATATGGTGAACATGTAATGTAAGCTGGTTTTGGTGTTGGTTGCAAAGTATTAATAATGTTTGCAGATTGTGCCTGTTGACTTAATTGGAAATTAGCCGTCAATAAATCACGGTCACGATCAGCTAAACGATCACGTAATTCTTGCATAGTGTTTGCATTGATCAACGCACGTGTTGCTTCACCTTCTGAATGAATTGCTGTTGTAATGTCACAAGTATTTTTGAAACTTTGAGCATTTACATTGTCAATTGCTCGTTGAGTGTTGCAGCAGCATTCTTGTTGCTGAGCTTGCAAGTTTTGAAGTCCTAACTGATTAGTATAGCGACTTTCTAATACATCACGTTGAGTTTGACAACCTGTTTGAGATACATTTGTGTTTGTGTTAAAAATGTCTCGTTTAATGAATTCTTCATTTAATAAAGAATCATTTGTTAGGTTTCCGTTGCCATATCCTCCATATCCAAATAACACGAAGATTAGCAAGATCCAAATCCACCAACCTCCGCCGTTTCCAAAGCCGTCATCTCTTTCAGCTAAGTTGTAAGTTGGTTGAATTCCCATTCCATTTTCCATCATATATGTTCTCCTTTCTTTCTATAATAACGGTTTATCCGTTGTTACCTGATTCCAAACTGTTTTGCCATTTGTTGAAGTTGTTGCTTTTGTTGTGGATTTAAATTACCCATCATCTGATTTAAAATCATTTGTGGATTTTGGCCACTGTTCATAAGCATTTGAAATTGTTGAAATGCTTGTGGATTTTTCTGCGACAACATATTCATTAACATTTGTTGGGGATTTCCCATATTCATCATATTCATTGGATTCATATTTCCCATAATACTTTTTAAAGGATTCATTTTGTTTGTGCTCCTTTCTTTGGTTGCTCATTAGCTTGTTTTGGCGGTTTGCTTAATGCACAGATCAAATCATCTAATTTCTTTTCGATTCCATTTACACGATTTTCAATACTGTTAGAATTATCTTCCGTGATTTCTTCAAATTTAAATTTTTTAAATGTTCCATCTAAAGATTTCATATAAAAAATAGATTTATTGTTATCAAATAAAATCGTTGGTAAATTTGCATTCGCAAAGTTTCTAGCTTCCGTCTCATCATTCACCCATTTTCCATTAAAATCAAAATTACCTTGTTGTTGTGGTGTAATCTGATTATTAATATTGATAGGTGGAATATTTGCATACTGTTGTACTTGCTGAATTTGTTGATCTATCATTTGTCTTTGCTGCATCAAACTGTCAATTCGTGCTTGTGCTGGATTATAATTGTTATACATTTCAACCACCTCTTTACGCTTTAATTATATGGTTACGCAACAAATAATTTAATACTCGAATAATACTCATAAAATACCCAAAATAAAATGAGCAATCATTATAGATTGCTCACATATTTATCGAACATTTTTCTTGCTTTGCATACTCTGTTCCTTATGGTTTGTACTTCCACACATAATGCATCTGCAATTTCCGTGCATGACATATCATACACGTATCTCATAATCAAAACCTGTTCATATTTCTTTCTTAATCCAACAGATTTGATAAGTATTAATGCATCATTAGGACGTATTTCTTTTAATCTGTTAGCTTTGTTAATATAAACCACCGCCTTAATTAAATTCGTTGGTTTGAATTAGCTTCGCAAGAACAATTATTCACATGATCATCTTTCCAATAACCACAACAAACAATAGTAGAATAAAGAACAATAATTACAAGGATTAAAATCGTAATAATCGTTCTACTTGTTTTATAGTTTCTATCAATTAATTTTGAGCAAAAACCATAAATGTTATCTACTTTTTCTTCTACATTTTGAAGTTTCTTGTTTGCATCTTTAATATCCATTTTTATTATGATCCTCCAACGCTTTTACACGATTAAACAAAGTAATTATTTGTTGTTTTATTTCTGAAACCTCCACTTCCATTGAATTGCTTCCTTTTTTAATTTCCGAAATCGAATCCTTTATTTCACTTAAATCCGATTTGATATGTTCCAATTCATTCTTCAAAAATGCCATATTGGATATTTGCTCTCCATCCATCTTGCGTGTGCCACGATTATACGTAATAAATGCAATTACAAGCATGCATGCAGAAATAATAACACTAAGATATTCTCCACTCATATTAGTTTTCCTTTCAACTTTTCATCCTATTTAAATGCAACAATTTACTAATTTCTTATTTAGTTCTTGTGAGAATAATACAAAGAACCATCTTCTGTATCATACATAGTAGGTTCTTTTTCACTTGTCACATAATAAGCTGTGTTTATTCCAGCGTAAGTACCACATTCATTATATCCAGCTTGGTAATAATGAAATTGATCTTTCATAAGTCCTCTATTTTTCATACCAGCAAAATCACACGATACCATTACAACATTTTTATTCGTTTGAGCCATTTCCGTTTGCCACGAAATCATGTTTTTGTATCTATCTTCAGAACCTTCAATATTGCAGTTGCCTATACGTACCATAAAGCATTTTTCAATTCCAGCGGACATCATTCCATTAAGCATTGACTTAAAATTGTTAGTCCATGTGTCTTTGCTGTAATTAGAATCCGCATCGCTTTCGCCTTGGCACCATACCATATATTTATTTCTGATTGAGTATCCGTTTTTATTTAAAAACTCAATTGTTTTGTTTAGTCTGTTTATTGCATCATTCAATTTTGCAGAATTTGCAACCCATTGTGACGATAAAGTTCCGCCTTGAGAAGCAGATACTGCTACAACAGGAATGTTCCCATTATTTGAATAATAGGCATTTACAAATGATGTAACCATAGAACCCGTTTTATCACTTCCATCATCTATCGCTCCACTTACGTTTTCATTTTTCCCAAAAGGTTCTTCAATATTGGACAGTTTTGTATCATCTGAAATTGCTCTATATTCATATCCGGCTCCACTCATTATTGTAGGCACTTTTTCCGGATGCTCGGCATTTGTGATTCCTCGACCTGCCATATTAGATTGACCCATAAACATAAAAACATCAACAATACGTTTATTTCTATCAGAGTATACTGAATTATCTAGACTTACTATAATAGAGTTTTTAATTTCGTTTAGCATCGAATCATTAATAACTAAATCGTTTTTATCCCTAAATAACACGATTAACGAATTACCTTTATATTTAGAAACTAAATTATCATAAAAGTTTTCACCTTGAGACCAAATATTTGAGTTAAATACCACATAATATTTATCATCAACTTTATTAGCGACAATAACGTTGTATTGATACATTTTATTTACATTTATATAGAAATTCTTAATATTAGCCTCAATAATGGTATAGCATCTATTAGTTATGGAACTATCAAACGTACCACCTTTTTGAGGGGCTCCTATCTTAAAACCATTAGAATATTGGTATGCACCAGTTATAAAGTTAACTTTATCACTATGATTGATTACATCTTCCTTTAGTGAATTAACTTGTGATTGCAAATTATCATTTTGCTTATTTATCATCTTTGATAATTCGTTATAGATTTGTGCAATTCTATCTTCTTCTTCGCTACTAGGAGTATAAGATTTAATATAAATTCCATCAGGTGTAGTAACAGATGCAATTTGTGTAGACCATTTTTGATTAATCACACTTGAATTATTTTCTGTAATTACAGCGCTCATCGCAAAATGCAAAACTCCTGAGTTTTTCAAAGCATCAAATGGTACTTTCCATGCAAATTCACAAATATCATTACTAATTGTTTTGTCAATTGCAATTGACTGGCCCTTAACTCCTTTTTGATCAATCCAATTTATATATACAATTGAATCTTGCATTTTTTGAATATCAGATAACTTGTTTCTGATTCTAAATTTAATCAGTTTAGAATTTCCATCATATTGCACTCCGAACAATCTAGATACATTATTAATATTAATAGTATGTGTATCTGTATCAATCGTAAGATATTCATCATCATAATCATAAGCAACCGCATCAAAACTTAGTCTTGCTTTCAATCCATCCATATCTAAACTCCTTTCACTTGAAGAATTCCTTTTAATGGCGTTTCTTTAATTCCATTTACATCAATACGAACCATCCAATTATAAACACCAACAGAAAGTTCATCCGTTTGGCAAATCACCTTCAAAGATTCATCAATAGGAACTCTGATATATTCTTTGCCATCTTTATAAATAATGAACTCTAATGAATCATCCTTGCAAGGAATAAATACTTGTCCATTCTTATACTTAATTAAAATATCTGTATAGATGGTATCTCCTTGATTTATGAAAATATGATCTCTTTTAATTTCCATTTTTAATCCTCTCCATATCTTTTTGCACCTTTCCATTCAAGTCCTGTATCACAATAAAGTCTACATTTCTCAAATGTTTTTCCGTCACTACTCAAAACAAGTGATTTTCCTTTTTTCCAATTATTCCCATCAAACACCCATACTTCTCTATAAGCGGCAGATGCAATGATAAAAAAGTAAAACATATCACTCGTTCTTCCTAAAGTATCTGTTACATAAACAAGCATTCTATACTCATTTCCATTCTGCACTTTAAATTCTTTTGTAAGATTATCTGAAGTTAAATCACTTCCCATGCCATCATAATCCCAATGACTCTTTGTAACATGTGCATCATCCGTTGTATGTGCAACGCACACTGCTTTATCATACTTATCATCAATATGAGATATAGTTACATCTACACTCGTTACAGATATCTTTTTATAGTCTTCTAACGTTGTTGCTTCTAATACTGTTTGAAGTAAATACGATCCCGAACAGTCGGCCATAAACGGTTCGATATGAAATTCATAATTTGTCGAACCTTTCAATCCACTTACAACATGTGTACCATTTAATTTGTCCAAAATAAATTTTTGTGTTGCCATTGAATAAATACGCAAAGTATACAAATTATAAGGATTTGTTTTTAGCCTTCCATAAATAGAAATTGAGGTACTATTAATATCTGATATCTCTGCTTCATACGTTGGCAAATCAATCTCAGGTGTAGTAAAATGTACTATTCCTGATAGATTTGGCCAACCTTTACAACTCACGTTCCATTCAAAAGACCGTTGCCTATTGCAATACATTGGATCATTAATTTGTCCTAGATAATACCATCCTGAATCCTGGATATAATTTAAATCCCATCTTGAAATAGTTTTAGAAAGTCCTCCAAGCGTAACAACGTTGGTTGCTTGGATTTTGAAGTTTCCGGTGAACCTAAACCTTACATCCGCTTTAAATTTTAAATCAGGATATGACCCTTCATATCTCTCATTGTAAGATTCAAACGTAAGCATTAAATACGGATTATAGGTTAATGTTGCTAAAACAGTCATACACTACTCCTCATATTTGATATAGATATCTCCAGCTTTATCGCCATCTTGTACAACAGGATCTGAAGTACCATATCTAACATTAACTTTTAATTTCAGTTGATCTTTAAATTGAGCCACATAATTTTCTAATTCATTTTTATATGCATTTACTTTTGCAATCAATTCCATCATAGATTTGTATTCTTCAGTCGATTCTAACGATTCCTGCGTTGCAAGATTATCAACAACCTTAATCTTAAAATTAAAAGTTGTGACAAATGTTCCACTAGATTCTAATGTCACCTGGCATTCACAAATCCCTAATTCTGCTAAGATATTTTGAAAAGCTTCTGTATCTGAAAATTCAATTTCGTATGCATTTGAGTTTTCAAACCTTGATACAGATGTAGAACCAATGCTAACCATTAATCCACTCGGCTTTTTAGTCCATAAAATCGCATGCAAAGATTCATCAACATTTGAGCTATTACTAGTAATTACATCATCGCTTACAAAAATTCTTAATCCTCGTCCCGAATCAGCTCTTACCATTTCAACAATCAAGTTGTCGTTTGGCTTCGTTAAACTAACGGTTAAATCATTATATACAATTGCCATGTTATACCTCACTTTCTAATACAAGATCTAAATCTTCAGGTCGTTCCGTAATCAAGTTATAGGTCAATTTGTTTAAATAAAACCTTTCTCGTTTTCCAAAATCAGTCTCTACAAAAATTGAATCATTTATTTTTAACGCCTGTGCATTCGGCACATTGTATGGAAATAATTCTTCAAATTTAACAGACGTTTCCGTATTGGGTTCTTCTAACTCTTTTTCTAAAGATTTTTTAGCTTGTATTCTAAGATAGTTTCTTAGGTTCACTTCATTTGTAAATACGCCCAGTGTTGTTTTCTTTGCTTGTGAATCATCCGCCATCAATTTGATATCGGAATATTCTTTTACATCAATTCTATGAATTTCATCTGTATCCCAATTACTAGCCTTGATAATCTCGTGATTTGGTAAAATGCGTCCATTGTACGCTTTAGGTATGATTCCTGTAACTACATTTTCCATTGATTTTTTCTGAGTATATTCTGACATTTCTTTATTACTTATAAAGAAATCATTTGGCTTCAAATTGGAAGCATAATAATCTGGATTTCCAAAGTAACAATCATAATTGTTGAACATCGCAACATATCTGTTATTTTCACATTCAGGCCATCGGTTCATCATAGAATTTTCTTCTGTCCCAAACAAACATTGGATCAGATTATATCGAACCCAATATGCCGTTTGTGTAGAATCCACATCTTCAATCATCCATTTACACGCATTTCCAACTTCGGCAGTACCTCTATCAGCAACAATAACTTTATTTCCATTGCCAATACTCGTTGAACTAGGATAGATACCATAATATATGTTTATATACGGTGCAATTTCATAACTAGAACCATTGTTAATGAACCACCATTTTTCAGAATTATCTGATGGACTTTCAGATAAACTACCTAACACAACCTTTCCTGAATCCAATTTAAGCCATCTACATGAACATAAAGATAAAATTCCATATATATCTCCATATTTGTCTGACCCTACTTTTTTCAACATGAAAGTCTGTGCAGATGTTCTGTTTCTTTGATATGTCTGTAATTGTACAGATGCATCTTCACTTGCGTTTGGAACATCTAGGCAATACCCACTATTCTGAACATTTCGGAAATAAACGATTTTTTCATCCTCTGCATTAACATTTGTATAATTTGCATATTTTCCATGTCCATAAATTTTATAAGGATAATTTGGTCGAGACTTTGTGATAATATCATTTGCTGTATTTATCGCATCTTGCCACGTACCACTCATAGTACGATCATCAAACACAAACACTTCTTTTTGAGAATCAAAGAACACATGTGTTGCATAGCATGTATATGTATCGCTTTGTTTGTTGTATTTTGGATACACAATTCTATATAACTGTGGTTCTTCAAAATTTATGTCCACTTTAAACACGGATTCATCACTGATTTCCATACCCATCAAATCACTTTTTGGGAATTCTATTTCTACGTACCAAATAGAATTTCTTTCAAATACTGCCTTAGCACTAACACAATGTTTTAAAATCACATCTCCATTACGTTCTTTCATTTGTGCATATGTTGTTTTTTTTCTAGAAAAGAATAAATGAATCATCTTTATTTCTCCCTATAATTACGTATAATTTCTGCACGAATAGCACCAATATCTGTTGTGATCAATACATTATTTGAACCATAATTAAATTTAAGTCCGTCAAAAGATCCACTTGTTTTCAATGTGTCATATTTATACGTTCCATTTTTATAGTATGTTTTCATATAAGAATTCTCTGTATTGATTTCAACATAAGAAATATCCGATGTACCGTTAAAAGGATTTGTGATCGTAAAATTATTTCCATTACAATTGATCGTAATGTTTTTCGCATTCATGGAAGTGTTATATAGACGATAGATTGGATATGCTGTTTCATAATAATTCGCAAGTTCAACCTTTTTACCACTTACAATATCGTACGGCCTTGAGTATTTATTTACGTATCTGTACGGTTCACAAATAAATGTGATTGTAAATTCACTTCCTCGTCCAAAGTCTCTAGAATCCATATCGAACGTTACATTTTTTACCTTCCAATAATGTTCTCTATCATCACTAGTTAACTCCAATATTCCTTTATTTCCATTGAAATATTGTTGGATTTTATAGATACGATCTAGATATTCTTTCTTGCTATTTAAAACAAAGTTGCATTTAATAGGAATTTTGCGATCTTGATATACACCTGTATGACGATACGATGTAGTACCGTCACCAAGTGTAGATGTTTCTACAATTTCCTCTGCCATAGGAATAACAGGGCGCTCACTTACCTTTAATAAATACATAATATTTTGCGTATAACGCAGTTTATTTTCAGGTGTAAATCTAAAATGATACATTTTATGAACCTCCATTTCCCCATGATTTCAACATATCTCGAATCGATATAATTTCTTGTACAGTATCTGTAACAACATTTCCATCCAATTGCATAGGTTGTAGATTGATTGTTAGATCACAATTTCCAATCGCATTGATCATTTGATCCAATCTATTTGTGATTGCGCTCAAATTTATATTACCTACGTTTCCATAGCTTCGTGATGTAGTTCCACCCATAATAGCCGTTGTAGCATTCGCAACAGATGCATACGGACTGATATCAGAATATGTAGCGATTGCATCTGCACTCATTGGCATAATATCCGTGTCAACTACAGGCTTATCCGCATTAAACAAAGATTGTGGAAAATATTTTTTACTGTTATCACCATCAACAACTTTTGTCTTTTTTATAGTTGTATGTGTAACTGTGATAGGATGACTGTCTGCATAACTTTGAGCTTTATCAATATTTGATTTAATATCTGAATAAGCTTTAGCAGAGCTTGTAACCATACCGTCTAAATGAGGTTGCAAAGATTTTTCCATCTTTCCGCCCATTTTTCCGACTGCCGATGATGTTGTACCATCATTCGCAAATGCATCCGCAATACCGGTAATCGAATTCTGAGATTCTTTTAACATCTTTTCTCCGGCTTTTTTAATTTTAGGGTCTGTATCTGACATCATCTTTGTTACTGCATCACTTACAGACATTTGTCCATTCGCAACTGCTGTTGCAACATCTGTAGGAATTTGTTGTCCACTCATTCCAGCGGATTTTACTGCGTTTGCTAAAGTGATTAAATTATTCATTGCGTTAGTAGCTTCTGAAATGCTTCCACAATTTGCCAGGATTCCATTTGCTACATTCAAAGGAATAGATCCACCAATCGTACCGGCTTCATCAACAAGTTGATTCATATTCATTAAAGTAGCCATATAGTTAGCTGCTTCTACCGCATTTGCAGTTCCATTTGTAATTCCTTCTTGAATACCAAGTGGAATTTGAATACCTGATTGCGCTGCCTGTGCTGCAATATCAGTCAACTGTGCCTTCATAGTCGTTCCCATCTGTTCAAACGACTGTGTTTCTAAGTAGTTAGATTGAAGAATGGATTGTGTCTGCGTTTCGTGCAATTTCGTATAAGAATCCGCTAAATCCGTACATAATGTATTGATTGAATCCCTCAATGCACTTGATTGATTCATGTAATCTTGCATCGAAATATGGCCTGCTGCATATTCTGCGCTTAATTTTCTTAATGAATCCGTTGTACTATTAATGCTTTCCGTAAGCTCAGCATTCTTTAATTCCGCTTTTAATTGAGCAGCGGCATTTTTCTTTGCGATACTTGCCAACGCTTCTTGTTTTGCTTCTTCTTGAATCTGAGTGATTCTTTCTTTGATTGCATCAATACTTTTATAGTGCGCATCATCATTAAGATTTAGTTTGCCAGTATTCTCGTCAATTTCTACTCCTAAATCAGGATAAAGTTGATTTAACTCCCTAACTGCTTCTGCAAGCATAGTCTTTTGAGTAGCATTTAAAGATTCTTTTGCGTTAAGATCTTCAATTGTTTTCATCAAATGACTTGCGGTTTTGTTGTTTTGCGTATACTGAGTTACAATTTCACCCATGCTATTTTTCGTTTTAGTCATTGACTTTGCGTACTTATCATAACCATCAATAACTTTTAACGTAACTGCATAGTCTGTATCTTTATATGCAAGCTCTTTATTTGCAGTTTCCATCGCTTCCTTGCGCTTTTTATCCGCCCAAACAACAGCACCTGCGAAAGCACCAAGTGCAACTGTAACAGCCGTGATTGCTGGATGAGTTAACACAAAACCTTTTCCTAATGAAATGATAGAAGTACTTGCTACTTCTCCTTCTTTTGCAACAATTCCAAATCCATCCGCTACCTTTTGTAATTTTGGATGAGCTTTAGTAAAGAATTTAATAGCACCTTGCGTTGCACCAGCTACTTTACTTACACCTTTTGCGGTTGGATAAGCGGCTGCCGTCAACAATAACATCTTTGCGATTGTCTGTTGCGTTCCTTCATCTAAATTAGAGAATGCATTAGCTGCCTTTTTTACTATCTTTAATAGATCCGTTAAAGTAGGTGTAAATGCCTGACCTAATTCATTACCAGCTTGTTTAATTGCTTCCCATGTTTGAGATAATTGAGATTTCAAAGTCGCATAACGCTTTTCTGCTTCGTTTGCCATGGCCGTATTGTCATTCCAGGCATTTTTAGAAACATTTAATGCACTAGCCAATACATCCGAACTTTGCGCCAAAGCACCCATTGACTGTGCTTGTCGTACTTCCTTAATGCCTAATTCATCCAATGTTTTTGTAACATCTGCTGATTTACCAATACCTTCTACAAACTTTAAGAATGTTCCCGCTGCATCTTCTCCCCAAGCCTTTTGGAATTGTTGAGAAGTCATACCAGACACTTCTGCAAACTTTGATAAATTTTTATCTCCTGTAGAAACAGATAGATCAATTGTCTTCAACATTTTAGAAACAGAACTACCACCAGCAGCAGCTTCAATACCCAATGAAGATAATGCAGTTGATAACCCTAATACTTCATTAGAGTTAAAGCCTACCATCTTACCTGCAACACCTAATCTAGTAGCCATATTCATAATATCTGCTTCAGTTGTAGAGAATTTATTTCCCAAATCTACGATTGTAGAACCTAAACGAGAATAATATGTATTCGTCTTTTTAGACTGCGAAACCATTACATTTGAGAATTTGGCAATACTTTGTGCTGCTTCTTCACCAACAAGATTTGTAGTATCCCCCAATTCTGTAATAGTTTTAGTAAATCCAACAATAGCATCTGTAGGGATACCCATTTGTCCTGCAAGTTCTGCATAATGTGCAATATCTTGATATGTACTCGATGTATTTTGTGCAAGATCTTTTAAGCCTGCATTGATTTTTTCAAACTGTTGAGGGGTTGCATTTACTGTTTTTGTAACACCAGTCCATGCATCCTCAAACTCAATAGCCGTCTTAGTGGCGGCTGCAATACCTGCAAAAGATAACATAGACAATGGTTTTACAGTGTTTGCAAACTGTTCTGCTTTTGAGCTTACTTTTCCTAACGTATCATACAGTCTTAACAGTGTTTCATTCGTTGAAATGAATGATTTTGACATACCTGCCAATTCATTTTTAAGTCCTAAAGCACCTGCTTTTAAACCTAGATATGTGCGTTGAGAATCTTCGTATGTACTACCTAAATCAACCAATACCTTTTTTTGTTCGGCAATGCCTGAATTACAATCATCCATTGCTTCTTTTAAAGTGATATTTCGTGAAGCTAATCTTTGAATAGCATTTTCACCTTGTTCTGCCGAACGCGTACCGTTCGTAATTGCTTCTTTCCATGCGTTGATCTGCTTGTTGTTGTCTGCATATTCTTTATTCAAAGAATTAAATGTATGATTGTAATTATCAATAGACTTAGTAGCAGAAGAAACCGCATCGGCCCACTGCTTCTGTGTCTTTGGATAATTCATCAGTTTCTTGTTATAGACTTCCAATTGCTTAGTCGTGCTTTTGATTTTATCTTGTAACAAGTTCTGATACGTCGCAAAGGACTGAAAATCTCCTTCATTGAATTTCATAGAAGATTTCAGTTTTGACATTGTTTTATCTAATCCTGCTGTTTCGGATTTTATTTTATTAATTGCTTTTTGAAAGCCTGTAGTATCTCCATCAATTTTTACGGAGATACCTCTTACTTGACTGTAACCTGACAATTTTAGTACCTCCTAAAATCTGTCAAAGTCGCTTTGGACTGCTTTACGAATAGGAATTTTGTTTTTTGAATTATTTACTTTGGACTGCATATTTCCACGTGCAATAATCAAATCAAACAATCTTCCTATGCCCATATCCTCTATTTCATCTATTTTTAATCCTAAATTTAATCCGCCTAATACTAAATCAGTGTAGCTTACACTTCTTTTTTTTTATCATCTGAAACCACTTCATCGGATTCATCTTTTACCGTTGCTTTATTTGAATTGATAATTTGTTCTAGAATAACAACTCCACTCATTACATAGGTTTGATAATCTTCAATTTCATCAACAAAATCTTGGAACGCTTTTGTTTCTTTTCCATGATATGTGTCATACGTCTTGATACATGCCCAAACTAACCTTTCAAAAAATAAAGATCCATTTGCTTGTAATAAAGTGAAATAAGGATCTCGATCAGGATTTCCTTCACGAACATTTTTTTCGATAGCTTCACCAAATTTGATTTGCACTTCCTGAATATCCACTAACAAATCTCTGTTGAAACAATCTCTATAAATGCTAGCCGTTTTGCCTTTATACAATAAATTATATTTTTTACCATCAATAGTTAATGTCTGTTCCATATAACCTCACAAAGAGGGGGTTGCCCCTCTTATAATGTGCTCACTTCCTTTCCATCATCACTTTGTACAGCTACCGGTGTACCTTCTTCCTGGCTCATTTCACCAACTTTTGGAGTAGGTAATGTTGGAGCAGTTGTAAAGAAACTCTCATAATTTGTATCGCCTTTACGACATTTTGCCTTTACCCATTGATGATCATCTTTCTCAACAGGAACTGCTGTAATATCCATTGATGTAGTAGTAGGATCAGTGCTTTCTTCTTTTGTTTCACCTTCTACATTTGGTCGTGCAAATACAACCTTATAGAAGATATGTTTAGTAGCACTTACATCACCTTCAAATTGGAACATAAGCGCAACATTATTAGGCAATACGTTCGCATCTTCTGCTAAGTTACCTTCTTCTGTTGTCACTGTATTGAAAATCATTTTTTCAATTTCTTCAGGAATCTCAGACATTTCCAAACTTCCTGAATATCCATTGTTTGTATTCGTTGTGAAATACGCAGTGTTATCTGCATAATATGTATTTGTATCTCCTTCTGGATCTAGTGTTAATGATTTAGCACCTTTCCATGCAGTAGGCGTACCATATGTAATTGATCCTGCACTTTCTGTAATAGAACATACATGTACATTTTTTAGACCGAATCGTACTTTGTTTTTTTCTGCCATAGTTTTTATCCTTTCAAATATTTTTCGATTAAACTTGGCAGTTCCTTGATTGCGTTTGTTTCTCCATCCTTCCAGTGCTTAAATGCACGTGTACGTCTAGGAGAATTCCATAAATTATGTCCGTTTTCTAGTAAATGAGTTAATGAGTATTCGTGGCCACTCGCATAAATAACACCGCGTGTATGAGCTAATTCACGTTCTATCTTATATGTTATAGACCTTTTATACTTACCTTTTCTACGTGTGTTTCTATGGTCTACATTGGCCTTAGCTTTAACAATGTCTTTAGAATCTTTTGTAGTTTCTTCTACTGCTCTATCAATCTGCGCCAAAGAATGCTCTTTATATTCTTGAATAATCTTTCTGATTTCAGGCCCAAGCTGCGACATATCGCAATATACATCATTGACGGCCAACTAATGTCACCGTCCATTCTGTACAGTGTACTTTTTGAGTGTTTATATCTTCATCTGTGATGGTTTGGTATGGTATTTCTAGTTCATCAAACATGTCTTCGATTTTAGCTTCTAATTCAAAATCTTTTTGATCAGTCACCAATCTATATATGTAAGTTCCAATCTTACAATACGTTCTATTGTCTGCAAAGTAATTATTTGTATAATCCAATGCATAATTCCCATAGGGGGTATGGGGTTTTGATTTGAAACTGCCGTATACAAATTGTCCTTCACCTAAAAGTTCAGTGAATTTAGCTACAATCTCTTGTCTTACTGTTTCCATTCTCCAGCATCCTGTTGAACATATAGTTCAATCGTATCTCCGGATGGGAATGTACGATAAACCGCATACTTTTTGTCGTTGTATTTCACTGTCGTTTCATCATTGTAATCAATAGTAGGAATAACAAGCTTATACGCTAACTGTATGCCTGCCTGGTAGGCTTCATTAAATTCTTTTGAATAAATTCCACCAACTCGGCAAAATACTTCCTTCTCAGTTTCATTAACACGTTCCACACCATCTGCATCCACATATCTTTCTTTTTCAATCAGATATGCCACATCGTAGTAAAGATTATTCTCACGAGTATATTCATATGCCATACTATTTCACCTTCTTATGAGATTTATCTGTCATAAGAATCTGACGTAAATCCTCATATGTTTTAGCCATTGATTCTTTATTTGAAGCATCCGTTGTACCAAATTTTGACATTACATATGCTATTACCGCTACTACAATTTCATCTTCTAAATCATCTTCATCAAATAAGATATTTAATCTATCCAAATCGTATAAACATGCATTGATATACGTTTTGATTTCATCATCATAAGCATGTGATTTAGCTCTTGTAGCAGCAGTTCTAACACGTTCTAGAAGGCTTTCAGAAATGTTGAACCCCATTATCTATCACCTAAGCTTTCTTCGTACTGCTTTTTCGAGTAGTTTTCTTAGGCTCATCATCTAATACAATAGGTTCTTCATCATTTACAACAGGTTCATCCTCATTTAATGATTGTGTTCCTGTTTGACTTTCATCTTTTGTAACATCTCCATTGCTTAAGCTACTTTTTTTTTTAACAAGAAGATGTATTGAGGATCTAATACTTTACCATCATTGATAACCAATGCTTGAGTTACTTCCTCATTCTTTTCATAATCCCAGTACTTCTTCACACCAAACTGCATATTTGAGTTGATCGCATAGGCTTCTTTTCCAACCCAATACATTCCGAAATATTCACCGTTTTTTGCTTCATCAAAATCTTTGAATGTATCATTTTCAACGAAATTAACTGTTCTAGCTTTGAATGTTGCACGTTCTGCACCATCAATAGGATTATATGTTTCTGCATAAACAGGACGATTATTATCGTCGGCCAACGTTTTAATGTTTGCTTCATATGTAGCAGGCGTCATTACGAACTCTGGTTTTAATTTACGCATTGATAAAGGAATCTTTGCGAACAATTTTGTTTGCCATGATTTCCAATCTTTCATTTCTGCTTCCGTAAATTCAATAATATGATCGGCTTTAATACGACTACCTGATACTTTATTAGCTTCTGTTAAAATACCTTCACATTCATTATTTGTAGAGTCACCTGTTAAAATTTCACGATCCATAGCTTCCAAATAAGCTTCTACAATAACTTTTGCTAATTCAGTTTCGAATGCATTTACAGTTAATACAGTTTGTAGTAATGTACGTGCTAAACGAATTTCACCAATCAAATATCCAAATTGTACAAATTCTGTAACAGAACCGGCTTTTTGACGATCAGACACTGTTGTTTCTGTGATACGTTTAAATGTAGCCTTGAATGAACCGATAGGATATTTAACACCACCACGGAAATTTGTATGTAATACTGCATTGTATAAGTAACCACGTGATTTACTTAATTCAGTCATTACTTTCTGAACAATTGTTTCAGGAATTAAAATACCTAGATCAGCTGCCACACCTGCTTCTGCACTACGTTGTCTTAAGATTTCTGACTGTTTTCCTTTTTGAACGAATTCCATGAATGCACTACGATACTCCATATCGTCTTCCATTCCTTTTTTACGTTCTGATAAGTTTGTAGGCATTGATGGATGTGCTTTGCTACGAGCTTGTTCCTGTTGTGTAGCAAAAGCTTCATCTTCATCTACAATCGATTTTGCCATAGTATCTAAGAACGCTTGACGTTGTGCTACCTTGCCTTGTAACTCTTTGTCACGCTTTTGTAAGATATCAAATTCCGCCTGTAACATTTCCAAGTTTGTATTAGGATCGTTTTTGTTGACCTCATCTTGAATTTCTTTAAATCTTTTTTGAATCTGTTCGTGATTCATTGCATTGAATGCTGCTAGTTGTTGCTCTGTAAACATTAATTAATAGCCTCCTTAATCTGCAACAACAAACTCAGTCTTTCTCGTTTCTTTTCATTTTCTTTTTTAACCCGGTCTTCATCCATTAAAGACTTTGCCCTTGCTTCAATAGATGTTTGATCATTTGCAGGAATCGACACTGCCGAAACATCATAAATTTTTGATACTTTACGTGTTGTCCATGTCTTTTTATCTCTATCATATGATTCCTCGTCCACCATGTATCTCCATGACATCTGAGTAACCATTCCTGCCTGAATACTGTCGTACAAGCGTTTTGCAGCTTCTGTTCTTCCTAAATCTGCTGCAACAAACAATCCGTGTTCATCTACTTCAACAATAAGTGAACCATTGCTTGTACGTGCATATACCATTCCTCCATGATCAAATTGGAAGATGATATCACTCATATCAGCGTTGTCCAAACTTGAACGCTCAATCAACTCATATACATCATTACCTTCATAATCTCGATAAAGAACGTAAGGTTCAAATGTTGTAGCATATCCTTCAACATAGTACTGAGTATCAATCCGTTTATTTTCCGTCACCGGGTTCATTTGGAACGGGATCGAGCGCATTTGGATTTTGCTGTGGTTCGGTTTCCCCATTGTAACTAATTCCTCCTTGATTTGATTTAGTTACCTGGATGTATTCACCTCGAATAAAACGTTTCTTACCTTCATCATCTGGTAAAGGCGCTTTGTTCATAATATTTAATGCCCCGTTTGTATCAATCATTCCTCTATCGAACATTTGAGTCGCAACATTTAATTTTGTTTGTGTCGAATCATACTGTAAACGATCACTTGTAAGAATGATTTCACTACCATTCATAATCTGATTTACGGAATATAACATTCCACTCAATACTTCTCCAACTTCAATAAAAAATGGTTCGATAATTGATTCATAAAATGCATTCCATTCATCAGGTTTATATTTATTTTGTAAAATAGCTTCACTAATTCCAAAATAGCTATATACACTATTTTCAATTGCTTGCTTCTGCTTGGCATCCACTAACAGTGGTTTACTTTCAATCGGTTTTACTTCATCAAAACGATTGTCGACAAGGAATACACCTGTTTCATTTTTGTTCAGGTTATTTCTTAAGATCATGTTCTGTTGTTCTTTATAATCCTCATCATCGTCAATTGGTGTTGAAATTTTAGCTAAGAATCGAACAATAGAACTCGACTTGATCGCATTGATTGCTCCTTCTTCCTGAGCAAGCATCAATTTAGCTGTTGTATCAAATGCATCATTAATTTCACCAAAGTAATCATTTTTATACTGCATCTGCCTTAGATGTCCTACTTTGCTATATTCAATCAATTTTGTTTCGCCATAGATGAAATTAAAATAAATATAAACTACACCATTGATTTCTTTTAACTGACACTGACTTGGTACTGCGGGCCATAATCCCTTTACCATTCCATATTCATCTTCAATTGGAATAATGAAAGCATTGTTTTCTGTAAAATAGATAGTTGCCAATCTTTTATAAAATTGACTAGCTGTCATATAAGGATTTGGCTTTTTCTTAACCAAATAGTTATATATCTTGCTTTTGTAGTCTTTGTTTGTCAGTTCAGGTGAAGCTTTTCCACATGATGTGGCAATTCGATTGATACATGCTCTGCAAAGTCCAATCTCATATATTCCACCATCATATGACGAATACACTGGTGAATATCCACCTAAGCTTGCAAACATAGAATGTAATTGATTTTGTTTAGGTGCTGGCTTATTTAGTCCTAACAGACTTCCTAGCAAACCAAATCTTTTTCTTCTGCTTTTAGCCACTAATTCACCTTCCTTTTCTTGTTTTCAAGGCGGTATTTAAATGTATCCCACCATTTTTGTCTTACTGTATATGCATCAATAACAGATGCATACCCATCAATATGTTTTCTTGGATCAGTTTTAATCATGCGGACACGATTGTCCTCCGCAACTTTCTTTAATGCCACACTAGACATATGTGCTTGTAATAATCCATTTGTTCCTGTATGAACAAATCCATCTCTTACATATCCCGTAAATTCATTAATAACCGGTGTAAGGTTAGTACCCTGAATTACATCATCCATCTTGTATCCATATTTCTTCATATCATCCACAAGATACTGAGCCGAATAACGGTCATATCCAACGACCACGCAATAAATCTTGTATTTCTTACGTAGCATTTCAAACCATTCCGTAACATCTTCATACCGTACAAAGTTTTCCCCACTTGGACTTAAATATCCCAATTGAATAAATCTTGTATATGGTATTTTGTCTCTTTCTTCTAGCTCCTTGATTTTTAATGTTGGAAGCCAAAAATGAGTAAATATGTAATCCTGTTCTTGAATTCGTATAACAACAGATGCGGCTGTTAAATCGGTTGTTTGTGACAAGTCAATTCCACCAACTGCATATGTATGTGCAAAATCTTCAAATCTAAGTTCTTCACCTTTGACTTTGTTAATATCTTCTGCACTGAATAATGCTTCCGTTGAATTCTGTTTGATATTCGCATACTTTGTTATAAACTCCGCCTTATATGTAGGTGAGCTATGTGCTTTTAAAATTTCATTCTGCAAATATTCATAAGAAACTGATATTCCAAGGTTTGGCATTGCTTTTCTTAATTCAATAGGATCATCCCATTTTTGAATATCATCAATCATATAAAAGAAAGGCAACATTTGTTTTTCATCAGACGTACCAAGTAAAACGGATGTTCCACGAACAAATAATTCATCATATAATCCTTCATCAATATAGTTTGCGGTACTTACAGGAATATAAAGTGGATCAGGTCTTGCACCACCTGCCGACAACATAACGTTGTACATTTTCATACCAGCTTCACCTTCCCAGGCTGCAAACTCATCAAAGATTGTCAAATATGGGTTGAATCCATCTGACTTTTTAGATGCAAAGGCAATTGGCTCCCATCTACAGTTGTTCTGTTTCATGTAGATATCTGTTCTACGTTTTTTTACTCTTTGACTCAACGCTTTAGAGTGTTCCATCATTTGATACAGAACATTGTAAATGATCTGCGCTTGTTTTAACTTTGGCGCAATATTGTATATCTGCATACCTGCTTCATCCGATGTAAATCCAACATCAAGTTCAATACCTGCACAAAGAAATGATTTTCCTTGTTTTCGGCCCATGACCGTAGGTATTTCACGAAACTGCCTTTTTCCATTCTTATCAACAAGTCCGAATATGCACGCAATATAGTATTTTTGCCAAGGCTCAAGCTTCACTTTTGTTGTTTTTCCTTCTACGTGATGACAAAACGTTTCAATAAACGCTATATGCATTTCTGCTTTTTTCTCATCATAGAAGAAATCTCCATTTGCTAAACCTCTTTCAACATATTGAAGATTGAGTTTTATCCACTTACCAACTACATCTTCACCCGATTTAATACGTTCTTTATAAATATCTAGATATTTCATTTAAATCTGCTCATGAACTCATCCAATTCATCACCTTTTTTTCCGGATACTTCTGTTGTCTTTGAGAGTGAAGTAGGTGACAAGCCAAGTTCTTTGCAGTACTTCATGATCTGATCACGTAATTGAACGGTAATAATGTAGTATGGCGAGCGTGATAAATTCGTTGCACCACCCTTGTTCGTATATTCAACAACCATCTGTAGTGATTTGTAGCCATTTGCTTTACTTGAATCTCTCCATTGCTTCATTGTTGAATCATATTGGGCCAAGGCATCTGCAAGTGAATCAACTGCAACCGAATATTCAGGAGAAAATGTACCTAAATTCTCTAGTTGTGAATTGATTCTTTTTTTCCATGCTCCTTTTTGCATTCATCATCCTCCCTTCCACATCCTATAAGCATTCCGTTTTCATCAAATTCAAAAGATGGTTTACGTTTGGAATGTTCTTCAGCATGACATAAGTCACACAACGCTTCCAAATTAGAATCGCCAAATAGAATGTGTACATCTCTATAGTTGTCCTGGTCAATGTGCACTTTGTGATGCACACAAGTCGACCTGGTATAGATACCTTTTTTCAAACATCTTTCACAAAGTGGATGTGCCTTTCTATACGCTTTGCTTTTCTTTTCCCAAGCCTTGCTTGAGTAAAATTTTCTAGCATAATTTCTAGCACCTGTTTTTGTTGCTTCTGAACCATAATATTTTTTCATATCGCTACATTCAAAGTTTTGACCATAACTACAGTTAACAGAATTAAAGGACGACAAAAACTAACAGTAAACACTTTGAATGCAGTGATATGAAAAAAGATCCATGTTTCCACAGATCTTTTTTCAACGGGCACTAAAATGAAACAATCCAAGAACTACCTTGTTTGTTCTAGAAGATGTTTTCCAATCTTCACGACTACAGAATATCACGGTTTTTCTTTGTACACTGTACAAAATGAAGAAATTCAGATTTTACCCCCTGTCACACACCCATGACCCAGTTTTTTTGAACTCCCCACGCCGTTCCCCAAAACCCAAAAAACTTTTGAAAGATAGGGGGGTCTATGCTGATCTGATCCATGCCCTGGGCGCTTTCAGGGTTAAAAATCAAACCTATGCAGCTACCACCACACCACCACGTTCACGGCTTCAATCATATGACATTCATATATTTATTATTGTGTTGAAAGATGTTTCAACATGCATTGTTGAAAGCGTTGTTTCATAACATGACCATAGCTGTATTAATAGAACACGCGCGCACGTTCTTATATATGACAACTACAACATGCATTGGATTATATGCACCCGTTCCATGCGTTCAAGCGTGCTACTTGTCTTCTTGATTTTGGTTTAAGCCCACCAAAAAAAGGACGGTCAAACCGTCCATACATGTATATATCACTAGTCTGTTAACTATATGTTATAAGACTAGAATCGAACACACTAAAAAGCCTTTTAAATAGACGCTAGCAAGCACCTTTGCAAAACAAAAAGCTTTTTGAAAAAATGAGCATAAAAAAAGACGGGCTTATATTTTCGTGCCGTCTTCAAATTCAAAATAGCATTTGTATTTTGCGCCCATCGCTTGCGCCATTTTTTCTAGCTCTTCATCCGTGAACTTTTCGCGTTTGATTCTAGTACTTATATTTTGTTTGGTGCATCCAAACGAATCCGCTATATCTTGCTGATTTTTATGAGCGTAAGCAAGTGCGGCTATAATTTGATTTTCTTTCATATAATATACATCCTCCCGTTCTATATTCATTTTATAATATCAAACATTTTTTTGCAATAACCAAACATTTATTTTATTTTTTGCTTGACAATGTAAAACGTTCGTTTTATTATGTAAATGTCTTAAGAGACAAGCCACACGAAAGGAGGTGCAAACGTGGCAAAGTATAAACGTAGCAAGCCAATGAAACGTCGCGATAGAAAAAAGCGCGAAAAAAAAGAGCGCATGATTTCGTACCTATCCAAAACGTTCGAAATTATATACACGCTCTTAATTGGTGAAGCCCTCAAGCTTCTTGCTAAATATCTAAGTGACTTATTTTAGTCACTTAGGTACTTATATTATACCACGTTTTAAAATATGGAACTACTAAAAATAGCGTTATTACTATCGTTAGCATTCAATGCATATCTTTTAAAAAAAATGATTGAAAAGTAAGGAGGTTAAAGATTATGTGTGAGATGAAAGCTTATATTACAAATTTAGGTAAATACAATGAGGGTTGTTTAGTTGGTAAATGGATTGATTTCCCTATCGATGAGGATGATTTTACAAGCGAACTTGAAAGCATTGGAGTGAAAGAAAACACAATGTATGAAGAGTGGTTTATCACTGATTATGATTGTTCATTGTTTGATATGTATGATGCATTTGGTGAATATCCAAACATTGACGATATTAATGAAGTGGCTGAAGCATTAGAAGATAATGAAAGTGAATTCACTGCATTAATGGAAGTATGCAGCTATACGGATGCATTAAAATACTTAAAAAGTGAAAACTACACTTTTTATGAAGGCATGACATTGGAAGATGTAGCTTATGAACTTGTAGAAGAATGTTATGAGCTTCCAGAAATTGCTCAAAGATATTTTGATTATAAAGCGTTCGCGCGTGATCTTGGCTATGATGGATATTGTGAAACTTCAACCGGAGTTATTTACACATGCTAACACGTAAAAAACTTGACAATATGAGCGCCTTTCAGGTGCTCATACTTGCGTTGTTAAAATTATATTTAGCAGCGTGCACATCTACATTGATCATGGGTATAATATTGGGCCTTTTAAATATCATGTTGCCACTTATTTATTAATTTCAGGAGGTTAAACAATGGAACTTTTAGAAGTTAAGCTCTTGCATAAATATGCAAGAATTAGATCATATATGAATGATCTTATTTCTGGTAATTTTGTCGTTTATGACTTTTTATATGAATGTTTAGCGGATCATATAGAATCATTTATCTATGATCTTGCTTATATAGAAAATGAAAAAGTCATACATATTTATTATGATCAACTTTTAGTTGATTCTAAACAAGTAAGCAAAGAACTTTATACACTTGTTATAACTATTTTTGAAGATAATGAATGGAGGTTTTAAAAATGAATAATAAAGAATATATTGAATCAGTAGAAAAAAAGCTGGATCAGCTCAACGCAAATAGTCTAAAGGCAAATAGCATAATGCCTTTTTCAACAAATAGACATTTAAACGGTTTATATGATCTTAACTATGGTTTAGATACCATTGCTTGGATGCTTGAACCGCGCGAACTTTGGCAGCTTGTAAATAGTTTATACATTTTGAATATTTTAGGAGGGCTTAAAAATGACAATATGGAAGCGTGAACGAAACCATTTTAATTATTATGTTACAAATGAACGAAAACAACCCCACATTTATGTTGAAGCGTTAGGAACTCCAAGCGCTTCAACTGAAAAAGTTTTAAAAGATCATGGTTTTAAATTTGATCATAATAAATGTATGTATGCAGCAGCTCAAACAAATGACTTGAGGTTGTTCGTGGCACATGATCTTGACAAGCTTTTCAACTATGATATTCAAATATATTTCAATACTGAAGCTAAAAAAGAACTTTTCGCGCCTGATATCCAAGAAATAAAAGATATCTGTTATTATTTCAAAATTTATAAATGCTATGTTGATATTTTAAACAAGGATCTTTTTAAAATCTGTAAACCAGGTTCAAAAAGCTTGCTGGCAACTTATAATACTAGTTTTAAAACTATAGATGTTTTTAACAGAAACAAGCTTATAGAAAGCTATGTGTATAATAATGGTAAAATTGAAAAAATGAGTGTTGAAAAAGCTGCACCAAAAAAGAAGAAGAAAGCAGCACCAGAACAACAAAAGATCAATATGGAAGAGTTTGAGTTTCCGTTTTAGGAGGTAAAAATATATGGGATATATTGGCAATAAAATGAGCGTGCGCGCTTATGAAGCTTATGAAAGTGGTGAAAAGCCACTTTCAAAATGGACTAAAAACGATATTATAGAATGTGTTTTAAATGTTAGAAATGACTTTCAAGAAAAAGAATTAAAAATTTATAGCAAAGAAGTTTTAAAAGTTTTTCTTATCTGTAGTTCGTGGCATCATACGGGATCATATTTCAATGAAACTAATTTCTATAGTTTGGATCATGATTTTATAGAACTTTCAAAAAGCGAAATAATCCTGGTACTAGAAAAGAAGAAAAAAGATCTTGAAAAAGAGAAAGAAGAAAAAAAGAGTTTAAAACTCCAAAAATGTTTATTTAAATATATTGAATGGGCCGGAACGCGCAAGCATCCAAAAGCGATAGAAAAAGAATCATACGGCATAATAAAAGGATCATGGATATATTACAAGAATGGAAAAAAATCATTAAATGGTAAATATGTACATGTTATAAAAGAGTTTGAGCGTGCACCGCGTGGAACTGCTGCACTATTCAAACAAATTGAAAAGGACTTGTAAAAAAGTCCTTTTTTTTATACTTTCATTTTTTTGATTTGCTTCTGGATCAGCTGCTTTTTAACCGGATTCGATGCGAAAAAGTTCATAAAAAGTTTTGTTTTAAACTCATATTCTTTTTTATCAATTTCCTTTATATCCAGAACTCTTTTAAATATCACTATCGCTATAAAGTTTGCAAACAAGTTTGCATCTTTTTCTATTTCCTGGTTCTCGTAATTTTCATTTTGAGAATCTTTATAACTTTCAAGTTCCTTTTTCCATATAGATACACTTCTTTCATCCATAGAAAATACTTTTTGATTCTTATTATATACACATGAATATTGATATAAATGCCTTATTTCATGCGCAAGATATATATAAACTAAACTACTATCTATGGATGCATTCAGGTTTACACAAATTACATTTTCTTTTGGGTATGATGTGCATATGCTTGTATCTTTCACTTGAAAAAGTTCTTTATTGACTGGTTTATGTTTAAGATCATAAACCTTATCATTTGCTTTAAAGTAAACTTTTGGAATCTTTATATTTAATAATGTGCATAGAAAACTTATATAATCATTCATGCATTCATTATATCCGAAAAACTTTCTTTTGAAAAACTTATTTATCCAGGATTAGAAAAACTTTTTCAATTTAAGAAGTTCCTTATTTGTTTAGGGTCTAGAATATTAAACACTTTCATTAAGTTTGATCTTGAATTAATATAAAAATATTTTGAATCCTTTTTGAAACCATTTCCAATTTCTTTATTCAATAACTTTACAACCAAACTACCAAACTTTTCTTTATTGACTTCGAAATACCATGATTCTTTAGAACCATCTGTTTCTAAAGAAATAATTTCTGCATCATCCGAACACACAACAACTATTGTTATATCTTTATATCTTATATAAATATCAGTAAATAAAAACATATAATCAAGCATTCAAACACCCCCAGAAACTTATTTATCCAGGATTAGAAAAACTTTTTCAAGTTGTTCTTGAGACGTTAGGAAAAACTTTTCCAGCAGCTGAGAAAACTTTTTTTTCTTTACATAATAAACATAGTTCGCAGATACATCTTCATCATCATGTGCATTATATTCGAAAACTTTTTCAACCATTTTAGAACAAATAACACAAATTAGTACATTATCATATCTCACTAAAACTTCTTTATAAGAAAACTTATTTTCATCCATTTCATCACTCCTAAAAACTTTCTACATATCATTCAATATTCTAATAAACTTTTTATATTCTTCATCTGAATTTAGATAAAACTTATTGCATCCATTCATTACGTCTTCAAAGTTTAAGTACTCAATTTCATAATCTAAAAACTTTCTATATAAACTTTTGAATTGCGATTCACAAATATAATGCTCAATAACGAATATACCGTTGCGTTCATAATGACACCTTTCAAACTTTTCATTTTCATATGACATATAAACACATTCAACACGATCTCCATATTGTACAAATAAACTTTGTGTATTATTGATCATAAACAGCTTATTAAGCTCATCACCTATATTTATATGTTTTTCCCATAACAACTTTGGCAATTTGCATTTCATTTTCTTTCCTCCTAAAAACTTTTATAAAAAACTTTTCATAATACCGTTCCTATTTATCTGCAATCGTTTCTACATAACAATTATAATAAATATATCGTTTTCCATCATAATCAAATTTTACACATCCACCATCTTTTGCTTCAATATCAATTCTGCCCTCATAGCTTGCTAAAATTTTTCCATCTGCTGTATACACATTAATTACTCTATTCAATCCACCATTCAAATCTGATTTAACATCAGTGCCAAAACGATCCACAGAAGCACATCCAAACAAGGAAATGCCAATCATTCCAACCATCAATAATTTGTATATTTTATTCATTTCATTCCTCTTTTCTATGTCCGATAACTATATATTATCAGACTAACTACAACCCTTTTAAAAGCCTAGTAAATAGGCTACTTTGTAACACTTTTCTAAAATAAAAACTTTATGAAATTTTCAACCACGTATTTATGCAATTAATCTCATCTTACTTCACCTGTTTCAATCATCTTTGCCGCTTGTAAAATTCCTGCCTTAACCCACTTAGATTGATCATCATTATCAAAAACTCTTTTTGCGTTCTCTCTTAAACCTTTAACAATAGCATCAATCGAGACTTCTTTGTTTTTCTTTTCAAGAATGTATTCAATAGCATCATCACATTTTCCAACCTTATTTGCCATAACAACAACATAGCCTTCATCTAATGCTTTTTGTAATTCTTCAAAACTTTTCCCATCAAAAATGTATGATCTGATTACTTTCTGCATTGTTTGTCCTCACTTATTTATTCAAATCTCCATATAATTAATAACACCTGGTTATCGGAATTAAAGTAGTTATTCTTCCATTGTATACAGGTATCAACGTAGTGCTGCAATGTGATGATGTATTAGACGATGTATCATTTGAGTCATCAGAAACAACAACTGCACACAACACAATTAAAACAATTGTAATAATAAGCGTACCAAATAATATTATTTCACAGATATAATCTCCAATCCATTCACCTATTCTTTTTAGCATATCAATCATTTGCTTAAATCTCCCATAACGAGCTTTTTAAGCTCTTTTTTCATTGCGTAATACATTTTCATTCTGCTACAGTACTTTTCTCCTGAAAGCTTCTCAAACGACTCTCCATTGATATAATGACGTTTCATATATAAACGAATATCATCATTTGGAATAAGATCAATAATTGTTTCAACTTCTCTCATCTTTCCTAAGATAAGATTCTTATCGTCTTCAAGCACTTTTTCTTTTGAAATAAACTTTACAAGTACATCATTTGTAATGTCCTTATTTTTCTTTGAATCCAACCTTTGTTCAAACGATGGAGATTTTGGATCTGAAAATTCTTTTTTACGAACTTCCAAATCCTTCAAAATTCCATCCAACGATTTAAACTTCCTTTCATAGATCTTGAACATTTCAAGTTTTTTAATCAGTGTATCCACCTGAACATCTACATATTCTTCATAATCCGTTTTACTCATTTTCTCTCCTATGCAATTTCTTCAATTTTCTCAATGCTGCATGATGGAAACTTCATATAGAACTTATACATTGCCATACTTTTTGATTCCTCCATAACTTCCATCACACAAATATTATTGTCTTTGATATATTTAATCCTGTATTTCTTTAACATCTTTTTCCTTTCTAAAAATAATCAAATGATTTATAACATTAAAAATGCTCCATCCATTATTTAACCAGTCTTCAACATCTTCAATATATTCATCATGTGTTACTCTGTATTTATATTCAGGTTCTTTACTTTTTTTCAAATATTCAGGAACTTTTATTTTGCTTCTATCAATTTCTTTTGGTTGATATCCCTTCATATTAACCATTCCACTTTCTCCAATCTATTTATTTTTTCAACAACAGAACCTCTATGCCAGGACTACTCACCACTACGATATCTTCTTTCGTTTGCTCTTTCCTGGTTTTTCTTATATTCTTTCAATCCTAGATTCTCGCGTTCCAATTTAACAATGTAATCAATGATTTTATTCATACTATCAATTGATTCAAAAAAATACTTTGAGTATGGATGTCTGTAAATATGAGCTTTCAATTGAATGCATCCACTCTTAATTGATTCATCATGAATATCATATTCAGTTATGTTCATTCTCATCATCCTTCAAATAATCAAATTCTTTTAGTAACTCATTCTTTGTTCTTTCAAACTCTGATTCAATTTGCTTTTGTACATCGATCTTAGTTTGTTTGAACCATTTCTTTTTGAACTTAGTAACTTTTTCACGATAACGTTTTTCATCACAATCACATGATTGCCACCATTCTAAATCATGTAGAACTTCAACTAAATCTTTCATCATGCTATTTAATTGCGAATCAAACATTCTACCTACATATTCTTCTTCAATTCGGTTAAACATATAACAATAACTTCCACCACTCATTTTTTATCCCTCTTTTTTGCCATTTCTTCAACTTCTCTCATTTCTTTTGAGTCTCTGATATTTTGCTTGATAATGTCAATTTCTAAGATAATCAATATGACACACAAATTACTTATGATAAATATATAAATCCATTCACTTATAATATCTCTCATTTTGTCTCCTCAAATCCTTCATAAGAACTAGCATACATACATCTGTATGCTACTAGCTCTTTTTTCTTACTTTCTAACTCAAACATCAATCTTTCATTCTGGTACTCTAAATTGTTGATTCTCTCAGATACAACAATCGAATATAGCATCATTGCTGCAATGCTACCGAAAAAGAGTCCTGCAATAAAATAAATCATGATTCATTTTCCTCGACAAACTCAATTTGTTCTCTATCAACACAAAACCTAGCACCATCATCAAACTCAATGTCATATAAATATTCATTTGAGCTTACAATTCCACGTATATTTTGTTTGTGTACTACGTTTCCAATCTTACCGACATAATAACTTTTGTATTTTCTAGTACTGCTAATCAATTCATTTTCGTATTTATCAACTAAATATAATAATCTAGCTTTCTGCATTATTCCGTTACCTCGCAGTTATCAAGTATATCTTTAATTGTTGCAATGCTAGGGATTTTCTTAAAGAAGCCTTGTTTCTTTAAATCTTTTAATAATTTAATATCTTTGAGCCTAGAATCCTCTGAGTGAATTTTTAACAATTCATATTCACTAGAAGTTAACTTATATTTTACGTGTGTAATCATTGAATTACCTCACAATTTTCTAGGATATCTTTAATCAATTCGTCACCATTAATATTGTAATATACTTGTTTCATACGTCCTAAAGCATCTATATATTCTTGTTTTGTTTTCATTTAAATCCACCTCAATCTACAATCTTCCTGCCGCAATTTGGACAATATCTCGGTGCGTATTCTTTCATACATCTATCTTCTGGATAATCTTCATCAATTTCGATTTCGTTATAATTTTCGATAATAATTCCACAATTTGAACATTCAAATCCATCTACTAAATTATATTCTGATTCGTTGGTGCAAGTTTCTTCTCCTAATTTGCTTATAGCCAAATACTCGACATTTTGTTGTCCTTCATACCAATCATTTAACCAACTTACACAATCTTCGCAAGCATTCCACGCTGCACATTCCGTCGAATACGTCCATTCTTCTTCAAAATCATATTTGTATCTAAGATAAACTAAAAAACTATAATCATCATTTTCTGCTATGTAATCATTTAATTCACTATCTGTCATTCCTTTTTTCAATCGAACAAATTCAATTGAAGGTATTTTAATATCGTTCATTTTCATTCTCCTTATAAGGTTCAGGCATTGGCATCCAAGCTATAACTTTAAATTTACTTAATGTAGTTTCCTTTTCTATCCACCATTTGCCATCAGTTGTATGTGATGATTTAACAGTTCTTGCACCATTTTCATATTCAATAGTCACAAGCACCTCTTTTGATCGCGTTCTCCAAAGCATATCGTTCACTACATCTGTTTCATACAATTTAGCAAAGATGCTATCATGCTCATCTGGAAGCTTTTTAGAAACAGGAATCCACTCAAATGATTCTGCTTTATCAACTAATTCTTTCAATACATTTAAATTATTAAGATATTCATTTTGCAGCTGTGTTCCGCATTTGTACAAATTGTTCATGTCTACAACACCATCACCAACATCATTTTTGAAAGGACTAGTTAAAACCATTCCTTCTAATCTTTTTAAAGTTTCCTGATATTTATTCATATGTCTTTAATTCCTCTTTAAGCTCGTTTATAGCTTCTTTAACGAACTTTAAATCCATATCATAGTCACTAACTAAATCTGCCATTCTACAGTTTGAATAACCTTGTAATGCACTCTCTAAAGTTGAGTGAAAGGAAATTGATTTCTGAATTTCCTTTTCATCACCATTTTTGCTAGTTTGAATTGCATATTGAATTAGCGTATAGCTTTTTCCATCAGATGTAATTCCATATCCGTTCTTTAAATTAATCATTTTCATTCTCCCTTTTAACTCATTAATTTATTTTTGTAACGATTATCCAATTCTTCCATAACATGCTTTCCACCATATAGTTTCGATGCGTAAACAATGTAGTCTAATTCATCTAGCATACTGTTCATCAAGTCTTTATTGGTACAGACAAATTTAATATTCTTTTGCAAAGATAAATAAATTTGCTCAATTTGTTTATCGATTTCAGAAGCACTGCTTTTATCTAATCTGATAAAAGTATTTATTTTTATGGCATCTTCTCTTTGCTTTTTTCTTTCCTTTTCTAAGTTTTTTTTCAATTCTTTATCTGTCATTTCTCTTCCTCCTTTTCAAAATAAAATTTGATTCCCTTCTTATGCTCTTCAATCAATCCGTATTTCAACGCCAAGCGATATATAAATGGTTTTTTAAGCCTTTCGTGCAATGTTTCAAGACGCTTTCTAAAGTCATCTAAAGGGAATACACCTTTGTAAAAATTACACATCCTACACGTTGGCATAAGATTTTCAATGTCATTACTACCGTTATGTCCATATACTGCAACTACATGGTCTACTTGCATATCTTTGTAATCTAATTCACACCCACAATATGCACAATGACCGTTGTATTTTTTGTATACCTGTTCACGAATCTTTTTCGGTATCGGTTTTCTGCTCATTTTCTCTTAATCCTTCCATAATCCATTTAAGATCGTTTAGAATGTCTTCTTTCAAATTTATTGTTAATGCTTTTCTATTTACAATGTCATTCATGTAGCTTATTTGATCGTTATGCCATTCCGATAATCCATCCGACCTATCTATGTGTGTTCTAATTACATTTCTGTAATTTTTTATTGCTTTCTTTTCAACTTCAATTTCTTCATTGATAATATCTATTGTTGATTCAATCCTACTCTCAGCTATATCGTTGCAATCTCTCTTATTCCAAGTGATTATTGCTTCTTCCTTTGATTCGTAAATGTAGCTGCCTTGCGAACTATCGGAATCAGTTGCAATTGGACAACAATCTGCTGAGTTACTTATATCGTGTACGATCACATAGCCAACTCCACTGTATGGATTTTCTAAATATGCTTCATCTTTAAAGTTTCCTTCATCATCCGTTAGTTGTAGTCTTGCTTCCTTGCCACAGAACGGACATGGTTTTAATTTCTCAATCATTTTCTTTATCCTTTCAACACGATTTTTTCCAATTCAAATCCATCTATATCACCATTACTTTTGATATGTTCAATAATGCATTCTTTTTCATATTCACTTAAAGTGTTGAATCTATATATAACAAAAATATATCTTCTCCAATTCACATCATTTTTATTCAAAAATATAAATTTATACATAAATAAATCATTCGATTTTTCATCAAACAATCTATCTGTTTTAATCCAAAACTTTGTAGCTCCGCCTGTAATGTTTGTAACAATAACAGCATGTTCTACTTCATTCATTTTCTTTCTCCTTTAGCTTTTTAACAAATTCATCAACTTCTTTTTTGTTTTGTACCGCTTTTTTTGTTTCCTCAAATTTGCGTTTTGCTTTTTTCTCAGTTTCTTCATAATTAATTCTTGTTCTTTTTTTGAATCATCCTCAAGCATTTGTCTGAATTGTTCTTTAACCTTTTTTTTATACTCTTCTTCTGTGAATCTGTTTTTTTCTAATAATTCTTTTCCAGCCATTTCTCTTTCTCCCGTTTACAAGAACATCGTAATAATTTTTTAATTTTTTTGATGCTAAACTATATTCTTTTTCAATTCTATCTATCTCTGCTTGTTGTTCTTTTGTTGGATTTTCATCGCTCAATGCGCAAAGCACGTACATACTTCCATAATACTTTTCTATACACTTATCATTAAGTTCGCAAAGCTTTTTTGCTTCGTTGTACCTTAAATTACATCCTTCATATGTTTCAAATTCTTCCGGTACATCATCTCCAAATGCTGCACAATAATATTCAGTGCCATATTCGTTTGATTGACAACGCACGAATTTACATTTATCACACTTCATTTTTATAGCCCTACCTCATCATCTTGTGGCATTTGAAATACAATATTGTGTGAATATTCTAAGTAACTCTCAATCTTATCCAATACCATTAAAGATTTACACTCACTTGAATAAATACCTAATATGTCGATTCCTCTTTCTGAATATCCGTGTATGTAATATTCACTTTCATCTTTAGTGTTGTTAATTATTACTTGATTTACATTTAACAACACTTTTTTACTTTGACTTCTAATCCACATAACCTAGTACACCTTCGCTAATCTTTCTTTATTGATCTCATTCTCCTTCATAAACACTGTCCATCGTGTTTTACCTCTCTTGTCGCCAAATAAAGGCTTATAATCAATAACTTTTAAAATTTCGCCAAATTTAATTTGCTCATCATTCCATTTAAAAATAAGAACTCCACAATCTTCTAATACTCGCATGCATTCTTGAAACCCTTGCTTAATATCTTTTTTCCAAGTATTGATATCTAACACACCGTATTTTTTGGCCAACCAAGAATTTTCTCCTGCATGAATCAAATGTGGCGGGTCAAATACAACTAATTTGAATGTGTTATCGTCAAATGGAATATTTCTAAAATCGCCTATTACATCAGGATTTACAGATAATGTCCTTCCATCACATAAAGTATCTTCTAATGTTCGATTATCCATAAAAACTGTGTTCTTATTACTTTTGTCAAACCAAAACATTCTAGACCCACAGCATGCATCAAGAATATATTTATCGTTATGCAGCTTCTTTTTATTGTTATTCATTTACTTTTCCCTCCAAAAACTTCATATCATATCCACTATTGACGAACCTTCCCATATTTGATCAGCATCATCAATATCTAAATCATGTGCTTCTGTTAAAATCTTTCTATCTTGACTTCTAATCCACATATTAATAACCCTCTTTCAATCTTTGATAATTCACTTTGTTTTTGTCACAATATGCTTTATACACATCTTCAATCGTGAAACCTAGGTATTCAGTGATTGCGATTAGTCTTTCAAGCTTTTCTGATTTAATGCTCGGTACATCTGCAAGTAAACAAATAATTCCAGTTTTAAAAACTTTAATTTCACAAAACAATGTTCTAGCATGGTCAATCATTTGTTCTTCTGCTCTCAATTCCTCTTCACCACTACCGAAATGATTTTGATAACTTAAAACAAAATGCCAAACATCAACTAATTCGCCTAGCACCTTGCTTTTATCAACTTTTGGTTGTGTTTTCTTCCACCAACACCAATTACCTTTTAATTCGTGTGTTAATTCTCCCACTTCATCTAGAATTGCGAAACTAAGTTTTGTTTCGTCAATTTCAGTCAATCCGTATTCTTTCATGATTTTTTTGTCTAGCTTTGCTTGCATTTTTAGCATTTCTTTTATTAAATCAATATCTTTACTTGTCATTTGTTTCTCCTTTTATTCATCTATGAAATTTGTGATATATGTTAATTCTTTCATTCTTTTTACCGATTCTTCTTTAATGAATTGAAAAGCTGCTCTCTTTGCTACTTCAAAGCTTTTAAACGGATGAAAAATGCTTATTGTTTCTCCAAAATACAATGTGAAATATACATAAAACAATTTTGGCTCACTCTCGTTAAGCTGGTGCTCTTCAATTGTTGCGATTGCTCTGCTTTCATTGTAGGCATCAGTCAATACAAGTCGTGTTATTTTTTGCCCGTCAAATCTATTTTTTTCCCATATTAATTTCATATTTTCCTCTTCGGCAACAACTTCAGAATTGTTATCTTCTGTTCTTCTATGCTTTACATGATCTTTCCCGGTTAATAATCTATATAAACACTCTTTCCCGCCAAAGAAATCAAGATCTCTAGAATCAAATTCCATTGATCGTACCTCTAAATCTTCATTAAAATACAGTGGGTTGCATTGCTTAAACTCACCATCCACATCAAATGCATCATATGGTTCTAAACCATTTTCTTCCATGAATTTTTCAATAACTTTTGATTCAATCATTCTATTTCCTCCAATTCCAATTCTTCACATATTTTTACGATTATAAATCCATTCCTTGAACACTTTATTTTTCCTTTTTTCTGTTTGGAACACATGGATCTAAATGTATTGATTGTTGTTTCTAAAAACGATGCACATTCATCTTCTGTTCCAATACAAGCAGGAAGATCATCCTTGTATATTCCATATATTTTTCGTGCCATCAGTTCAACCTGTAATTCTTTCCAGGCTCTTTCTCGATTTCAAAGAAGAAACCATTGCACTTTTCAACAATTCGTCCAACTACCGCTTCATTTATTTCAATCATTTCCTGGCTTGTTCTTTCACAAGATATGATTGTCTGCATATTGTTGTTGTAACGATAATCAATCAAATCAAAGATTGCTTTATCATCCAACCGATTGGCACTAGATTTAAACAAATCATCTAGATACAAGATTTGAGCGTGTTTAGCACGTTCTAGAAGCGAATAATCAAAGTTGCTAATAGAATTGCTCAACTCGATGTATCTGACGTACAGAACACGTTTATTTTGTTCTAACAACCAATTACTGATTCCAGAACATAGATGTGTTTTACCGCATCCACTTTGTCCTAAAAACATCAACCAATTACAAGGAGTATGTTCTGCAAAATTGTTTTTACAATCGGCAATGTAATTCACTGCCATTTTTTTGATTGCTTCCTGCCACGGATCAGATGCAACGAAATCATTGATTCGTTTGTTTAACAAATCTTTTAAACCACTGTTCTTTTTGTTCTTATCAATCCATTCACTGCGATAGCTTGATAGTTTCTCACAGTCATTTCTTTTTGAACAGAACACCTTTGTTGCAGCTACCAAGTATTTCCCGTCGTAATACGCTGGCTTTTCCCAAATACCACATGCACCGGCTGCCATGCATTTGTCACAATTGCTTTGGCAATGTTTACTTTTAAGATATTTCTCATTGTTCGCATCATTTTGTTTTTGGATTATTTCACTAACTGACTGCATTACATCTTCATTCCTTTCGTAATCACAAAATTATTTGTTTTTTGTTTAGGTGCCACACTGTTCAGATAAATTTCAAACTTAGATCCAAACAACGTGTCAGGCCTTAGATACTTGTTCATTTTTGTATCGTTTAACCAATCACAAGCTTTCACATCAATCACAAGCTTAAAGTCTTCTAATCTGAATCCTTCATTCCATCTAGCATGAATCTTCTCTCTAGCAATGCGATTACTGTGTTTGTAACGTTTTGAACATTTAGAATTCAAATAGTCAATAATTTCAACATAAGGGATTGTTTCTGATGCTGATAAATCAGTGTCGTCGGAACTTTCTTTTATATTTCTTTTATTAACTGTGTTACTAACTGTGTATATAACTGTCTTAGATTGGTCATTTTTGACCATTGTACATTGGTCATTTTTGACTATTCTACAATTGCCATTTTCGACCGTTCGATTAGTCACTTTTGACCAATCGATAGATAAGGCACTTTTTAGTTTTTCTCCTACTTCTCCAAACGCATACCAAGTTGTATGATTCCATGGATTTTCGTTATAGTTTCCCTTGATTAACAAGTCCAGTTCAACCATTTTATTTAAGATTCTTTTTATCTTTTGAACATTCCAATAAGGGAACATTTTATGCAATCCTTCATATGTATTGAACGTCCAATATTTACCATCCTGGAAGTTGTAATTATTTGCTTCGTTCTTGCTGATCCAAAAACAAAACATATCGAACATGATAGCTATTTCAACTCCATATTCATTCGCAATTTCCGCATCAAAACTATGTTTCATACTATCCTCAAAATAAAGATATTTCCTTTATTCTCTTTCTATTCCTTGTATTACTTTTAGGTAGAATCACAAGCTCATAAAGCCTTCCATCCACCTGATAAAAACGATATGCTGCACCCATGCAAGAAATGTTTTTTCTTTGTATAAGTGCAGCTGTTATTCCATATTCTTCAAACATATAAACTGCATCAGGAACTACTTGTAGAACCTCATATGATGCATTTTGAACCTGAATAACATCACCTGTATTAACATTAGTAGCTTCTTTCATTTGTTTCTCCCGTCTTGTATAATTACCTCTTATACGAGCAAAAGACTGAATAGTAATACAATCACTATTTCATAGATCCAATAACGAACCACTCTTGGAAAATCCCATACAAGATAATTAAAAGCCGCTAAAATAAGGGCCATAATAATTATTACCGCCATTGTTGTTGTTGCTGTCATATTACCTACTTCCTTTTCGCATAACTCAATGATTCAAGATTCTGCTTTTTCATTTTCCGTGTTGTGCGAACATAGATTCTTGTAGTTTCTAAACTAGAATGGCCCAAAATGTCAGCTAGTTCTGCAATCGCATTTTCACCATTCTGCATCAAATACTGAATCGCAAACAAATGTCTGAATGCATGAGGATGTACTTTACCAAGCTTAATCCCTCTGCATTTACCAGCAATCATCTTTAAGTCTCTAGACAACACACGAGCGTTTACAGGACTTTTCTTATCAGAAGATGTAAATATACACCCTTCTTCAATTTTGTTGTCCTTGCAGTATTTAAGGAGTTCTCGACGCAAGTCTGAACGTAGAATGATTCCTCTACCTTTTCCTTTGTTCATAACATACACATTGTCATCCGTTACTGCTTCTACAGTAAAGAACTGTAATTCGCTCAGCCTAATTCCCGTATATCCAAATACTTTCATAACCTCGTATAGGTCTATACGGTTGATTTCCCTGGCTTTTTTCAATAGTCTTTGAAATTCATTAGGCTCTAGAATATCATCCAAAGAATCATCTTTCTGGACTCTTACGTTCTTCAATAAATTCTTTGAATAATATTTCTTTAGCTTAAGAAAATTAAAATCATCATCTGAATCTATGATTTCTGCATATTTAATAAATTTATTTATTATCACAATATAGTTGTTTACCGTACTGATTTTATAATCATGCAGCAGTTTATCTTTAACAGTAACTATATCGCTCTTTTTTATTTCACCATCAGGCAATGAGTTAACAAACAAAGTAGCAACATGCTTGTATTTACGAATGGTATTCTTACTTTTTTCATCCGCTGTTTCTTCTTCTATGAACCCGTTAATTTTTGTTTGTAACTCATCCTTAGTCATATTACTTAACTACCTGGATGATTGTTGTAGCCAACACCTTAGTAGATAAAAATACGCATACATTCAACGCAAGTAAAGCAATATTAATGAATGTACATGCAACTACATAATTCTTTGGCTTAGGTTTCAAATTAATGAGATACTTGTCATCTAACTTATTGATCTCATAGTTATCGAAATTGGGGATCACCCAATTTTCTTTTTCTTCTTTTTTTGCCATTTTCATTACTCCTTTAATTTTCTGTGATATAATAATCATGTGATTAATTTACAAGGGCTCACTACCCTAGCACTCTTGGCCAAGAGTGCTTTTTATTTGTTCCTTCCAAATGTCATTAAGCGCACTTTTAGTCTCAGGAAAATACTCAACAAATATTGGAGTGGGAACTGCAAGAATCTTTCCAAGCATAGTGTCTCGATATGATCCTTCAAATATTTCACCCTTTTTATTTTTTTGTCTGCGTAGATTATGTAAAATCTTTCTAGCTTGTGTATCTTTTACAGGTAAAACAAGCATCACATCTCTAACAGTCACATATGCTTTCATTTTTCTTCGTTCTCCTTTCCTTCTGAGCCTTTTCTTTTGCTCTGAGTCAAAATACATGCGATAAAACCTCGATCATACTCGTTGATGTCATATCCCATCTTTTCGAGCGTATCCAAAGCTTCTTTAGTGACATTTTCCTCATCAGTCATTACATTCCTCCTTTTAAAATACTTTTTGTATGTTACACATACATTATAAGTATGCGTTGCATACTATGTCAACTTTAAATTATTCAAATAATTTGTTTTTTTGTATACTCGGCATACTTTTTAATGTATAATCACAGTGTAAGCAGTTAAGAGGTGAAAATCGTGGAAGAACATATAGGGTCGAGAATATATAAAATACGTAAACATTTTAATTTGAGTATGGAAAAATTCGGTAAACAAATAGGTATCTCAAAAGGTTCAATCAATAACATTGAAAAAGGAACTACCAATCCATCAAGCCAAACCATCAATTCTATATGTCGAGAATTTAACGTTGACTATGTATGGTTAACTGAAGGTATTGGAGACGATATGTTCATTTCTATACCTGATTCAAAAATAGATCAGCTAATCGAAGATTATGGATTAAAGCCAGAAGATAAATGGCTTGTGCGAGGATACCTTGAAGCACCGCCGGATATAAAGCAACAAGTTGCAGATTATTTGTGGTCAATTGTAAATAGAGAATTAGCTAAAAGAGAAAAAGAAAAGAACAACAAATAGGTTGTTCTTTTTTGGTTAGATTTATTGTATGATTAACATATAAAGCGGAAAGCGTTTACTTAGCGTAAACAAGCGAGGGTTAAAAAATGAAATTATTCAAAACTATTGGGATTTCTGTGCTTGCACTATCTATGTGTACAGGATGTACAAGCTACAAAGAAAGAGTCAAAGCTGATAACCAAATAGAGGAAATCACCGACAGAGAATCAGATGATTTAAAAGCTCAATCTTATGAGCTTGGTGATTTTACTATTTATTTACCTAAATATTTTTCTAACACTAATGAAGAATCAGATACTTTATCTTTCAAAACATCTGATGAAAATTGCCAATATCCTATTTTAATAATTAATACAAATAGTGGAAATTTGACAGAAGATTCTGTAAAAGAGTTTATGAGTTATCAAGTAAATGACAACGACGGTTTTATAGAAGATGTTGATAATAGCTACGGAGTCAAAAATTTTCATATTAAAAATGGAAAAAGTTATTATTATTCTGAATTATCAGGCAATATGAACCTTGCACAAGATGGAGAGGAAAATAAAGATGCCGCAGATTTATTCTATTATTTTGTACCAAATAATAGAAGAACATCTTTCATGGCTCTATTGATGATTCAACCAAAAGGGCATTTAAAATACAATTATGAATCAGAATTTGACGAAATAGTTAAAAATATCAGTATTAACGATGAGAAAGATGAACAAAATAGTAAAGATGCAAGTTCTTCTTCAAACGATTCATCTTCTTCACCAACTACAACAACTCCAAGCACATCTACTCCATCTCCAACAATGGGTGAAAAAAATGCGCTAGGATCTGCAAGAGAATATTTAAGCATTTCTGCATTCTCTTATTCAGGATTAATTCATCAACTAGAATATGAAGGTTACTCAACAGAGGAAGCCACTTATGCGGCTGACAATTGCAACGCAAACTGGAACGAGCAGTCCGCTAAATCGGCAAAAGAATATTTAGACGTATCATCATTCTCTCGACAAGAATTAATAAATCAATTAATTTATGAAGGTTATACACAAGAACAAGCAGAATATGGTGTAACACAAAACGGGTATTAAAAGAATAAGCTAGGGTAAATTCCCTAGCTTTTATTTCCTCTTTGCCAACTACTTCATCAGACCAAATTTTAGTCTTAATAGCATTCAAATCTTTCCGCAATTGAGATTCTCTTTTTTTCTTAAATTTAGTATCCTTCTTTTAAATTTGCGCGTAAATACCTATAGGTATTAGTGTTATTCATTTTTAGGCGATAACAGCAGTCTTTGTGCATGATTATACAGAATTTGCAGATCATCCACGTTAAGTTTTTCTGCCAGGATAATTAATTTTTTTATCCATAAATCCCTTTCCATAAGATCATCCCTTTCCATTCATTTTCTATGAATAAAAAGAAAAACGTTTTCCTTATTGTAATATATAATAAGTCTTAAATTTTATATGTCAATGCCTGTTTTGTATTAAATTGTGCAAAGTGCAAACGGTTATATATCACATTGCCAGTATTGAATTTTTTTCGGGGTGGTAGAATTTTTAATGAACTTTTGGTTATATTATTAACTAATTTTGTTTTGTAAATATTTATTAATATTTTGCATTTTTCATTACTCTTTTTAAAATGTGATGTTATTATTCATGTGTACATGATAAATATTTTAGGCTTTTTTCTATTTCCTCAAGAAAAGATTAGCAGAGAATGAAAAACAGATAGTGGTGTTGAGCAGCATACACTATCTGTTTTTCTTTTTGTATTCTTTCATAACTTGTTTAATATCTTCACCAACTATATTCCAATCATTAGATAATGATATATAGTCGTCATAAAACGATCCTATTTTAATCTCAACCTTTGGAAACATGTTTATATTTTTAAGTCCTTTTATTACATGATCTATTATCTTCATACACACCTCTAACTATTATAATTTATTTGTTTTTAATTTATTGTATTTAGTTTCATTTATTGGATAAATCGTTTTAATCTTTAATATTGGCCCTGAACTTATTCTAACTGCAACTAGTACATTGTCTTCCATTTTCTTGACAATTTGTAAGCTGTTATTCTTTTTGTCCTCCGATATAAAATCTGGATTAGAAACAATCAATGATAAATCTCTGAAAACAATATCTAAAAACAACGGATCAGTAAAATCTTCTCTGTGTCTTTCTATATGATTTATTCTATCGTCATACAAAGCAATAGTTTTATCTTTATATGATTCATCCAATCCAAACGTTTCTATATATTCATCTGTTATTTTATATAACATCTTTTTTGATTTATTCATGATTATATCTCCCAAATATAAAGTAAAGGCCTTGTTGCATTAACAAGGCCTACAATTTGTGTATATGGTGGGGCGATAGTTCCCACATCTCATCAGAATTCACATTCCTACCCTTGACACTTTCGTGCGCGATAGCCATCTTTCTATCCTCACATACACAATCAGAATGTTTTCTTTCAGCCAATAGACCTATCCAGTTCGAGGTGAACACAAACAACCCTACGGAAGCTATAAGCACTATGCATGCTGGAACACAATACTTAATCATAGCTTAACAGAATTTGATCTGTAACAAACAAGATAGAGCGACAAGCTTATCTTCACCCGTATATTACATTATTTGCTAGTGAATTTCAATCAAATTTCTCCTATTTTTGTACTTTTTTGTAACATTGTGTAATCTAATATCACTTTTTATAACAACTTATTCATCATATCAACAATACTCTTATCTTTTGTATCAAACCAGTGTGCATATGTATTGTGCAATGTTTCAACTGTATCTCCTAAGCGTTTGGCTATGTCAAAATCTGAGAATCCAGCTCCTGCCATGTTATTAATTAGAAATGATGCGTGTGAATGTCTAAAATCATGAATTCTTATTTTAGGCAATCCATCATCTTTTTCTTTTGCCTTATTATATGCATCATCAAATCTTCTTTGTACTGTCTGAGGTGATATTGGTTTATAATATCCAAACACAAATTTGTCTTTTGTGAAATCATCCCATTTAGAACATTCTAAAAACCATTCTCGAAGCATTTTAGACAATGTATTAGGCATTGTGATAGTTCTATAGCTATTGTTTGTTTTTGGCGGTGTAAGCCATTTATTAGGATCTTTCTCTTTGTATCTATATGTTTTGTTGATGTCTATAGTTTGTTTTCTAAAATCAATGTCCTTCCATTGTAGGGCCATGGCTTCACCTTTTCGTAATCCCATGTAAAATAAAACAGAATAAAAGCATTTCATCATTTGTTCATCTACTTCTTCAATAAATAAATCAAAATCATATTGCTGCCATATTGTCATTTCTTCTTTTCTTTCATTCAATCTAAGATCACGTTTCACATATGTCATTGGATTTGATTGGATGTATTCAGAAGTAACACCAAATTTATATAGCTTATTTAAAAAGAAATATATTCTTGATACGTATGCTTTTGAATATTTCTCATCAAATTTGTTGATCAAATTTTGCATTTGTCTTTTATCTAGAAAATCAATATCTTTCATTTCCTTAGAAAGAACATTGTACAAATATTCATCTGATTTTAGTGTTGATTCTTTGACATACTTTTTATTATATTCTTTAAAAGCTTTATATAGTCTGTCAAATTTCATGTCTGATGGAAGCATAAAGAAATCTTTTCTGAATTCAACCTCAGCTTTTTGTGCTTCCCATTTAGAATCAAAACCACGCTTACGATATCTCTTTATACATTTACCATCTTTATATATTTTTCCGGCAAACATATATTTTCCTGTCTTTTTATCTAATTCCACTGCCATTTTTTGTGCCCTCTTATATGTCCATAATATGCAAAAAAAGGGTATAATTCAATATTTTAATATCAAATTATACCCCAATATACCCCAAGATAAATAAAAAAGCCTTTAAATAAAGGCTTAAATTTCAATGGAGCAGATGAGGGGAATTGAACCCCCGTATCAGCCTTGGCAAGGCTGTGTTCTACCATTGAACTACATCTGCATGAATGGCGGTCCAGATGGGACTCGAACCCACGATCTCCTCCGTGACAGGGAGGCATGTTAACCACTACACCACTGGACCATAATTTTCCAAAAATAAGATGGCGGAGAAGGAGAGATTTGAACTCTCGCGCCAGTTTCCCGACCTATACCCTTAGCAGGGGCACCTCTTCAGCCACTTGAGTACTTCTCCAAGAATATTTCCAGAATACTTATTTTTTAGAACAACCTGCGTTATCCGTAACGCCCGTTTATAATAACATGGATAAAAACTTATTGCAAGCAAATTTTTTAAAAAAGATAAAAAAAATTTAGAGGTCAATTTTTGACCTCTAAACTC